ATGATGCATAACTTCGCCCGCCCTGGGCGAAGTGTGACCACTTAATCTAGATGATACTAAAAGACAAAAATGCTTCGAGTCTCGTAGACGAAGAAGCAAACGAACGTAGTTCGTTACTAAATATTAAATGCGCCTTAATACAATCTTTGTTGAAACTCAAAATTATTATCTGTATGAAGGTCTGACCTTAACAGAACAAAAATCATTGCGTCTATGGGAACATGCAGGTGTTCTAATAAAAGAAGCCAATCTTACCGCTGATCAAATTCAGCAGATATTTTCTAATATAGAATCTGGTATTAAAAACAATAGGACTCTAATAGGTCAAGGTAAAGATGCAGCCACCGCAGTTAACAGAGCATGGGAAGATCTAAAAAACAAAGTTTACAATAGTGCTCCTATGAATAATTTTGCCAGTGCTTACGATAAGGCAGCGGAAAAATTAAAACAGGCTACAGGTGGAGATAAAGGTGTTTTCAAATATGTTCAGCAATATAGAGATTTTGCTGAGAAGCATCCTATCATTCAAGGTTTTGTTTATTCGGCGCTGATTGCTGCCGCTGGTATTACTGGCGCAGGTCTAGGGGGTGCCGCCGTATTAGGTATATTGAAATTAACTGATCAATTGTTACAAGGTAAAGATATTCGTTCAGCAATTTATCAAGGGGCTAAAACTGGCGGATTGGCTTATGGTGCTAGCAAGTTAGGGGATTTGATTAGGGGTAGAGATAGCACTGAAAAACTTACTCCTGCTATTACTGGTCCAGGTCTAACTGGTAATATGACATACGATCAAGCCTATAACGCTTTTATTCAAAAATTTGCTCAGGATCCTAATAATCCAAGTGCTATGATGATTGGGCAGGCTAAAAAGTTTGCCGCAACTAAGGCTAAAGAGTACGCAATGTCGGCGGGTAATGTAAAAGAATCTTATGAATTGGACAAATCTAATATTAAAATATTGCTCTCAAAAGTATCGTTAGAGCATAATAAGCGCATAGACGAAGGCATCTGGGACAGCATAAAAGGTGCAGCACAAAAATTCGGTAAAAATTTAACTACTAAAGTTACGGTTGATAAGTTAAACTCTGCATGGAAAAAAGCAGGAAGTCCTACAGATAGCGAAGAAATTAGAAAAATTTTACAGGACGCAGGAGTTGAGTCATCAATTATAGACCAATCATTTCAAGATATAGGTGTTGAAATCTCAACATCTACGCAGAATAATGTAGCACCTAAAACAGATAATCAAACAATAAATACGCAGGAAATAGTGGCAAGAATACAAAAATTAACTCCTGCCCAGCAAAAAGAAATTTTAGCCTTGTTAGGGAAATAACATGAGAATCAATGAAGTTATAGTTAGCGATCCAATTGAATTAGAAGAAGGATTTACAGACATTCTAGCAAAAGGAGTCGGCGGAGTTGCTCAAGGGATAGGTGCTGTAGCAGGCGGTGCTGCTGGTTCATGGGATCGAATGAAACAAGGTTATGCTAAAGGCAAGGCAGCAGTAGCAGGAACACCTCAAGTTGACGCTACCACAACATCAACTAGTACTAGTGTACAGCCAAACGATACAGTACCTCCAGCAGGACAATCTGCCACAGGTGTTCAACCTGCTGCACCCGCTCAGGCAAGAACTAATCCTGCTCCACAGGCAACGCCGGATGAATTAGATGATTTAAAAAATATTATAGGCAAATTGAACCCAGATCAAAAACAAGATATAGCAGCACAATTGACCAAGCCTGAGATACAGCAACCTTCATCACCTGGTGCTCAACAGGCATCCCCAGCGGGAACTAATCCTTCACCTGCTGCTCCTACAGGTACAAGTGTAGACATAAGTCAGGTTAAAAAACAAAGTGCTCAACAAGCACAGGCAGCACAGGCTGACAAACAAACGGCACAACAACAAATTGCCGCGACTCAAGCCGCTAACGCAGAAAAAGCCAAACAAGATGCGGCTGTAAAAGCAGCAAAGGATGCTGCTATGGCTAAACCAGGATTTCAGCAGACAGCAGCGGACAAATTAGCCATACAAAAAGCACAGCAAATGGGAATACGAGAAGCAGTGAAAGAAAGCAAACAACCTAAAAAACCTGCACCAAAACAACCTGCTAAGAAACCTGCTCCAGGTAAGAAGAAAAAAGTAGTTGTAGAATTCAACAGTAAATTTTTAGGACGTAAAATTTAAAAGAAAGGTAGTCCACTTTCTTTAGTTGTTTCTAAGTGCTCTTCAATTATTTTACTAATAAGTTGTCTTTCATCTGGTGTAAGTAAATGAGCCTGGTCGTAGGTTAATCCACCTCGCATAAACCAACTTAATTTTAATAGTTCTTCTTTTAAGGCTTTTGTACTATTGTCGTAAGTCTTAACAAGATTCTCAACTTCTTCTATGTTGAGGTACAAAAGCCTTATGCGAAAAAAGTTGCCGGGTCAAAAGTTAATGGTACTTCTATAGTATCACCTGTAACACCTTTTTCACGCATATCATCAGTTACTGGTACAACTACGGGTTTAATTGTATTGTTTTCTCGTAAAATATCTAAATGTTGTTGTATTTTATTGAAAATTTCCTTGTCAGCATTTTCGATAAATTCCCTAATGTGTTCTGAGTTATCTGTTGACCCTGCTATTGTATCTATCTTAAAAACACTAGAAGATATCATACCTATAGTAACATCAGTTAGTTTACTAAAACTCTGTTTGAAAATCTCTTGTTTTTGTTCTTCAGATAATTTTTCGTCATTAACTGCTTGAACGATTTTCTGAGTTTCAAAAGTCTGTATAGCAGATTTAGTCATATCTTTATATGATACAGGTTTAACATATACAGTCATTTCGTCGTTAATCGAAACTATTGGATTCCACGAAATTTGACTTAATAAATTATCCATTACCACTCTAAGATCTACCTGATACTCAAACTCAACTTCGTCATTAATCTTAATAGGTGTTGTCATCATTTCGCCATAAGTGGCTAACCGTATTGCTAATAATATAAAGTCAATATCTATACTGAGTACATGCCAAGCATCTTTTATGCCAGGAATACAGTTTTGAATCACATCTACAACTGCCTGCCCGTTCATAAGAGCATCCGGTACATTTAATAAAAGTTCATCTTTGGCAGTCATTGAATAAACGGCTAATTGTGCTGTCTCATTTAATTCAATGCTACCTGGCGGGTAATATTGTCCTTGACTAGGCAGACTAATATATATTTTAGGCTGACGCATGAAACTGGCCAAAGGATTGTGCTGATTTTGAACCATTATTATCTCCGATAAATAAACTAATAGATCATGTTTACACTTATTTATCTACATACATAACCTCTAATTTACAATGGCAGAAGTCACCGGCAGAATAGGCAATGAAGACGTAGTTCTTAATAATGCTGCTACTGAAGCAACATTAAAACAACTACTTCAAGCCACTTTGGCGGCAAATAAACAAAGTGCTACTGCTTTACAGAATTTAGCCACGAGTAGCGGTTTAAATCCTCAAACTGTAGCAGCGGCGAATCAAAGTTTAGGACAGGTAAGTGCTAGTAGTTCTAAACTAGGTAAGTCTTTTGAAACGCTAGGCTTTGTAGCGGGCGCACTAAGTTCTACGTTTAGTGCTGCGGCAGACCTAGGTGAGAAACTGGTTAAGGGTGATGCCCAGGCCAGCGATGTCTTTAGTGCATTTGCTAGGTTACCAGGACCGTTGGGCGCTGTATTTCAAGGTGCAACTAAACTAGCACAGGCACAAGAAACTTATTTAAAGACGTATCAAGACATATCTAAGGCTGGTATAAATTTTGGTGGTAGTTTAACAGAAATGAGAATGGCCGCTAGTAACGCCTATACTACCTTAGAAGGTTTCGCTAATCTTATGAAGAATAACAGCGAAGCATTTGCTAGAATGGGAGGAACAGCAGAACAAGGTGCTAAAAGTTTCTTGAACGTTGCTAATCAATTACAGAAAAGTGAGTTAGGCAGTGAACTTAGATCTTTGGGCTATACCACAGATGAACTTAATCAAGGACTAGCGACTTACATATCTATGACGGGGGGACGAAATGCTCAAGAGATGAAAGATACAAGAGCATTGAGTGCAGCCGCAGGAGAATACCTTACACAATTAGATGCGTTGGCACAAATCACAGGTAAGGCAAAAGAACAACAAGAACAGGCATTGAAAGAGCAGGCAGCAAACCAGGCATACCAAGCATATCTATTAACTCTTGACGAAGAAGGTAAGAAAAAAGCAAATGCTGCTCTAGCAGAAGCAATGGCTACAGGCGGTAAAGGAGCAGCAGATGCTCTACAGGCTCAAATGATGGGCCTCCCTCCTATGACAAAGGCAGCACAGGAATTTACTGCTGTAGCACCTAGAATGGCAGAAGCAAATAAACGTATGGCCGATGCTGTTAATGATTCATCTAAAGGCATGAATGACATCAAAAAAGCATCAGATGACATGCGTGTGGCAGCAAATAAAACCAAAGAAGACTATGGAGAAGCAGGTAAAGCCATTATAATGGGCGGTGGTACCTTGTCTAATATCATGGGCACTATTTTTGGAACTGCTAATAGAAACGAACAACAAGGTATTAAGACTGCTGAAGATGCTGCTAAACAACGAGATGCTATTGCTAAAAATCAAGAAGAACGGATGAAAAGTGAAGCACGTGATGCTGCAGATGCGCAAAAAGCCTTACAAGAGTTAGGAAATACTATACTGTCTGCTCTCTTGCCTGTTATGCAGACTTTATTCCCTGTGATTAATGCAGTAATTAAAGGATTTGCAGAAGTCCTTACCCCATTGGCTAAACTATTAGGAGTGGTTACAGGTAGTGAAACTGCTATGGCTGCTTTGAAATATACAGTTATAGGATTAACTGCGGCATTCGCGGCATATAAACTAGGATCAGTTGCTAAGGATGTAGGATCAGGAATAGGAGACATTTGGAAGAAAGGAGCATCTGTAGCCGGTGGAGCCATACAAGGATATAAAACAGGCGGTGTTAAAGGAGCCATGGGTAGTTTATTTGGCTCTGGGCCTGGAAATATTGTAGGAGCACTATCCGGAGCAGGAGGTAAACCCGACGGTAGTGCAGAAAGACCTTACTATGTAATCATAACATCAGGTGGTGGTGGCGGTGGGGTAATGAATCAACTTGTGGATAAACTCGGTGATAAAGGGCCCGGCGGAATAAAAGATATAATAGGGAAAATAGGCGAGAAGTTCGGTGGCGGCAATATGATCGATTCTATTGTTGGAAAATTAGGTGCTGCTGGAGGAGGACTTAGTAAACTCATAGGACCTGCTGCTAAGATACTAGGAAAAGCCGCACTACCATTAGCAGCAGGTATGAGTGCGTATGATGCATATAAAGGTTTTACTGCTGATAAAGATGCGACAATGGGGCAAAAATTAGTTAATGCAGGAAGTAGCGCTCTTAATGGATTGACATTTGGATTATTAGGGTCTAGTCCTGAAGAAATTGCTGCTAGAACTAAAAAACCTGATTTAGGTCCAGAGGCAGATAAATTGCGAAAGGAACTAGAAGAAAGTCTTCCTAGTATGTCAGAAAAGTCTGATAAAAAATCTATGGAATCTTTATCCCTAGAGTTAAATTCCTTAAATAAAACAATGACCGAACTTCTTAAGTATACAAAAGAAATGACGGAAAATACCAAAAGGACTATGGAAGGCGTGAAGGCATTAAATCCTAATTTGTTTCCTTCCTAATTAATTAAATACACTATGAGCTGGCGCAAATACTTCACCCCTGTAAAACAACCCACTGGAGCACTGAGTGTTATTAGTGGTACATCTAGTCTGACTAATCCAGACCATAGAAACTACAGCAGTTTTTTACCTGATGTTTATTCAGGACACCCAAACAGGCTAGAACGTTACGGTCAGTATGACACTATGGACAGCGATAGTGAGGTTAATGCTGCATTAGATATTCTTGCTGAATTTTGTAGTCAGACTAATGAAGAAAATGGTACCCCAATTCAGATATTCTTTAAAGATAAAGCAACTAATGCTGAAATCACTGTAATTAAAAAATACCTACAGCAATGGACAAAGATGAACAAGTTTCAACTTAGAATCTTTAAAATTGTACGTAATGCTTTTAAGTACGGTGATGTCTTTTTTATTAGAGATCCTGAAACTCAAAAATGGTTGTTTGTTGATTGCGGTAAAGTAGATAAGATTATTGTTAATGAGAGTGAAGGTAAAAAACCTGAACAATATATGATCAGAGATTTTAACCCAAACTTAGAAACATTAGCAACTACGGCAATTAATCCTTCAAATGTCACTGGAGGAGGTAGCCAATATGCTAGCAGTTATGCCAGTGGACAGATGAATCCAGGTAGAGGCATGACAGGTGCTTTTCCTACAAATATTTCCGGTACACGATTTGATAAACATGAAAATCAATACGCTATTGATGCAACTCATGTAATTCACATTTCAATGAGTGAAGGATTGGACAATAATTATCCATTTGGTACTAGCCTTATGGAAAGCATTTTCAAAGTTTATAAACAAAAAGAACTGCTTGAAGATGCCATTATTATCTACCGTATTCAACGTGCTCCAGAGCGTCGTGTATTTTATATCGATGTTGGCAATATGCCAAGCCATATCGCTATGAGTTTTGTAGAACGAGTAAAAAATGAAGTTAATCAAAGACGTATACCTTCAGTAACAGGTGGTAGTCAGTCAGTTATAGACGCAGGATATAATCCTTTAAGCATCAATGAAGACTATTTTTTCCCTCAAACAGCAGAAGGTAGAGGGTCTAAGGTTGAAGTACTGCCAGGTGGAACTAACTTAGGAGAAATTGATGACCTCAAATACTTTACCAATAAGTTATTCCGTGCTCTGCGCATACCTAGCAGTTACTTACCTACAGGCCCAGATGATGGAGGTAGCAATTTCAACGATGGAAGAGTGGGAACTGCTTACATACAAGAACTTAGGTTTAACAAATATTGTGAACGATTACAATCTATGATGCATGAGCAATTTGACTCTGAATTCAAATTGTACCTTCATAACAAAGGCATTAATATTGACAATAATTTATTTGATCTAAAATTTAATCCTCCACAGAATTTCGCGGCATATCGTCAGGCAGAAATGGATACAGCAAGAGTAAACACATTTAATACTATGGTGGCTGTTCCTTTCGTTAGCAAACGATTTGCTATGAAGAGATTTTTAGGCATGACCACCGAGGAAATTGCTGAAAATGAACGTATGTGGAAGGAAGAAAACATAGATGAAGGTACAGAATTACCAGCAACCGCTGAACTAAGATCAGTGGGTGTAACTTCAGGAGGTATGTCGGCCGACTTATCAAACCTTTCCGGAGCAACAACCCCACCACCTCCAGCACAACCTGGTGCTGAAACAACTGAACCAGCCCCAACTGAACAGCCTCAAACTTTATAAATATTATCATGTATTTGAGAGAATTTATATATTTCAACGATAAGAAATCAGATATGGTAGATGATAACAGATACCTATCCGATAACGATACATCTATTTTGAAAACAGACGATCTAAGGAAAACTAGATTAACCCTTAAAATGTTAAGCGAACTTAGAAAAGCAGGAGAAGCCAGGGAAAAAGAATATAAAGAAGAAATGGGGTTAGTAAGACGTATGTATGCTACTCCTCCCCCAGAACAGCCTGCTTAAATATTTTTTTTAAAAAAAATTGTCAAAAACTGACAATTTTATGCCTATTTTAATAAGATTTTAATCTCAATATGTAAATAACCTTACAGCCTTGCCGCTACGATTAAGGAGATTAAAAGTCATGACGAAGTTTGAACAACTTCTAGATTACATTGTGAACGAAGAACATGATAAAGCCAATGAGCTTTTTCATGAAATTGTCGTTGAAAAATCTAGAGAAATTTACGAAAATTTAATTGCTGAAGAAGAACAAGAAGAATCTGTAGACGAAGCAGATGAAGATGCAGATGAGTCTGTAGATGAAGCAGCAGATGAGGAAATGGACGAGTCAGAAGAAGAGATGGATGAATCTACTGACGAAGAAATGGACGAAAGCGAAGACGAAGAAGCCGATGAAAGTATGGATCTAGAAGATTCATATATGATGGACGGTGACGACGAAGAACCAATGGGTGGAATGGATGGCATGGGTGGTGATGCCACAGATGACCTAGAAGGTGATGTTGGTGCTGATAGTCCAGAAGACGAGTTAAAAATGAGCATTAAAAATGCTATGGCTGAACTACAGGCTGCGTTTGACGCTGCTGAAGATATGTCAGGTGGTGACATGGGCGGCGATGATGAATTCGCAGCAGGTGATGACGACATGGACAGCGACATGCCTAAAGAAGATGACATGATGGGTTTTATGGAAGGTCGTCGTCTAACTCGTGAATACGTAGAAAAAGTAGGTAACGATTGGGACAAAGGCAGCAACATGAAGCAGCAGGCTAAGCATGTTGGCGCTAATACAGGTGACACTGAAGGTGCTCCAGTAGAAGGTCGCAGCCCAATTAGCAGCGGTTCAGGAAAGCCTAACACAGGTGCTAATGCTAAAAACCTAAATCAAAGTCATCACGAAGGTGGTAGCCCAACTGGTACAAGCCCAGCAGGAAAAGCCGGCGGATTCTTAAGCAATGCTAAAGAAGACAACGGTGGTAACGGAAACGTCCCTGGTGGAAAGATGGGTGTAAAGAATCTTAAGAAGGTCAGCGGCGGTCACGGTGCTGAGAAGAAAGGTTCTGGTCCAGGTCCAGTAGGTTCAGGAACAGGTGATAAAGCAGGTCAAACTAGCATGGGTAACCAGGCGCAATTGATCAAGCATATTAAGTAATTAGAGAATCTGGATGAAATTAGCATACCTTAGAGAACATTTAAGTTTTGATCAAGCACAAGTAATCCTTGAAAGCGATGACAAGGAAGGTAAAAATCTTTATCTAAAAGGAATCGCTATTCAAGGGGGAATTCGCAATGCTAATCAACGAGTTTACCCTGTTGATGAAATTGAACGTGCTGTAAAAACATTAAATGATCAAATACAAAGCGGTTATAGTGTACTAGGTGAAGTTGACCATCCAGACGACCTTAAAGTAAATTTGGATCGTGTCAGCCACATGATAACACAAATGTGGATGGAAGGTCCTAATGGATACGGGAAGATGAAAATTCTTCCTACTCCAATGGGTAATCTAATTCGTACAATGTTAGAAAGCGGTGTAAAACTAGGTGTCAGTTCAAGAGGCAGCGGTAACGTTGATGATTATTCTGGCAAAGTATCCGATTTCGAAATCATTACAGTAGATATAGTAGCCCAACCCAGCGCACCTGGTGCCTATCCTACTCCTGTTTATGAGCATTTGATGAACACAAGAGGTGGAAATAAAGCATTTAAGGTAGCACAAGAAGTTAAAGAAGATCCAAAGGCCCAAAAATATCTTCAAGAAAGTCTCTTGAATATTATCAAAGGTCTAAAATAAGCCCGAGGAGAAAAGTAAATGTTGGACGCATTCAAAAAATTAGTAGAGAGTGGGGCAATTTCAGAGGATGTAGGTTCTGAATTGCAAAATGCTCTTGTTGCTAAACTTCAAGAGAATCGCGACCAAGTTACCGCTGAACTACGTGAAGAATTTGCTCAGAAGTATAACCATGATAAGTCACTTATGGTTGAAGCAATCGACAAAATGTTAAGCGACAGATTGGCCGCAGAAATGGCCGAGTTACATGAAGACAAAAAGGCACTAGCAGAAGCAAAAGCACAGTATCAAAAAAGATTAAGTGAAGATGCTAAAAAACTAGAAGGTTTTGTTATCAAACAACTAGGCAAAGAACTTGTAGAATTCCAAGGTGATCGTAAGAAAGTATCTGAGAATTTTGCAAAATTAGAACAGTTTATTGTACATGCACTTGCTAAAGAAATTAATGAATTTGCTATCGACAAGCGTGATCTAGCAGAGACGAAAGTTCGTTTAATTCGTGACTCTAGAGTAAAGTTTGAAGAAATCAAGGCAAAATTTATTAGTCAAGGTGCTAAGGTCGTAGAAAATGTTATCAAGCAAAAGTTAACTTCCGAAATTAAACAATTGAGAGAAGATATTTCTAGCGCTCGTAGCAATGACTTCGGACGCCGCATTTATGAAGCATTTGCACAGGAATATGCTAGTTCTTATCTTAATGAAAAATCTGAAACAAGTAAATTGTTGAAAATTTTACAAAAGAAAGAACAAGAATTAGCAGAAGCAAAACAGGCTATTGCTGAAAAACAAACTCTAGCAGAATCTAAGGACCGCGAACTTCGCGTTACTAAAGACCTGATGGAACGTAAACAGGCAATGTCTGAGTTATTGGCACCGTTAGGCGCCGACAAAAGGGAGCTGATGCATACGCTTCTTGAGTCTGTACAGACCAGAGATCTTGCAAAGGCATATGAGAAATACCTACCAACAGTGATGGAAGGCCAAATGAAAAAAGTAGAAAAGAAATCTACTTTGATTGAGAGTACTGAAGTAACTGGAAATCGTGAACAAAAGCCCGAGGTAGGCTTCGATAATATTATAGATATCCGCAAACTAGCGGGTCTAAAATAATTCAAGGAGAAGACATAAAATGTCAAAACTATTAAATGAAAGATGGTCAGAGACCAAAGACGCTCTGCTTGAAGGCCTACAAGGTAACCGTCGTGCTTCTATGGCAGTATGTTTGGAAAACACACGTAAATACTTGGCAGAAGCCGCAACAGCAGGTGCAACAAGCACAGGTAATATTGCTACACTAAATCGTGTAATTCTACCAGTAATTCGTCGTGTAATGCCAACCGTTATTGCTAACGAAATCATCGGTGTTCAGCCAATGACAGGTCCAGTTGGTCAAATTCATACTCTACGTGTTCGTTACGCTGATAGCGGTGACGGCGTTGTAGCAGGTGAAGAAGCACTAAGCCCATTCAAGATTGCTGCTGCTTATTCTGGTAATAACGTAGACGCAACTCCTAAGGCTGCTCTAACAAGCGTTTTAGAAGGTGCTCCAGGTAAGCGTATGAGCATTCAGATCTTGAAAACACCAGTTGAAGCTAAGTCTCGTAAACTAAGCGCTCGCTGGACATTTGAGGCTGCTCAAGACGCACAAGCACAACAAGGTATCGACATCGAAGCAGAAATTATGGCTGCTCTAGCACAAGAAATCACTGCTGAGATCGATCAAGAAATCCTTGCTAGCCTACGTGCTCTAGGTGCTGTTGAAGAAACATATGACCAGTCATTAGTTTCTGGTACAGCAACATTCGTTGGTGACGAGCATGCCGCTCTTGCTATTCAGATCAACCGTGTAAGCAACTTAATTGCTCAGCGTACACGT